GCTCCTTTAGATCCTTCATGGTCGACTTCATCAACTCACGGACGACTGGGCTTCGCTCGGACCGGTCGAGCCCCTCCATCCGCGCCAATCGTGCGTGAACGCGCTCGACCAGGTCGTCCTTGCGCCCAGTCGTGTCCTCGACGCCGAGGCGAGTCAACAGCTCTTTGAGCTGGCCGACCTTCATGCTCTTGAGCTGGCCATCACGAGATTGCTCTGTGGGCCGGATGCCCTGCTTCAGATCGACGATGAAGTCGCGGACCGGATTGGGCTCCCGGACATGAGTACGGAGCATCTTCATCGGCGGCAGCTGGATGTCAGCGATCCGCGGCACGTCACCCTGTGGCTCGGGTGCGTTGAGTGCCTTGGACGGCACTCGCTTGGGTAGCGCAGCCAGTCGTTCGGCCGGCGTTGCTGCCTTCTTGGCTGCGGTCGACGGTGCTTCTCGGCCACGCAACTTCTGCCCAGCGGCTAGCCGACCAAGGTCGGTCATCTCGAACATGCGCCGGCCGGGGTGCTGAGGGTCGGTGTTTTCGATGTCCCGGATATAACCAAGCGCGGTCAACCGGTCCATGGCCTTGTTGATGGCCTTGTTCTTCGGAGTGTCATCAGGCGGCCGAGTGAAGCCAGCGTTGTGGAACGCGACTTCTGCCATTGCTACTAGGTCCTTGTAAGCCTTCGCTGATAGCGCTGACTGAGCTTGACGCACGGCCTCCTCGGGAGTCGGTAGCTCTCCGGAGTCGCCGGGAGCAGCCGACTTCGCAGCCTTGGTTGCAACCTTCTTGGCCGGCGCGGCGGCCTTGGCAGCCTTAGATGCCGCCTTGGCCGGCGTAGATGGCCCTGCGTCATACAGCTTGCGGAACTTGTCGTCCCGGATGATCTGCACTTCGCCGTTCTTCTGCTTTACTACCCAGTCCCCGGGGTTAACTGTGTTCTCGGTCTCGACCGTGCCGTCAGCGAGCACCGTTGGCACCTTCGTCGGGGCGCCCGTGTGCTGGTAGGCATCTACCGTGGCGGTTTTCTGCCATCCGTCCTTGGTTCCAGGGACACGCTCGTGCATGTCCATCCACTCTTTCAGGGCGGAGCCGTAGGCAACCTTTCCTTCGTCGTTCTTCACGGCCACCCACGGGCCGATGAAGTGCTGCTCGCCGCCCCATTCTGGAACGATCGTGGTCTTCTTGTCCGCCGGGGCGTCCATGATGTCCGCGTGCTTCACCTGAACAACGGGACTGTAGGTCTTCGCCTTCTTGGCATCGAAGCTCGGACTGGCCTCGGTCGGTGATGCCTCTTCTGCGGCAGCCTTGGCCGCCCTTGATTGGACCTTCTCGGGGAGTGCCTTGGCTGCCCGGGGCTCGCGCCCAGGCGGCGTAGTCGCCTTCTTGGCCGGCGTCACATCGCGGGCCTTGTACTGCTTCTCGACCAGGCCGGCCAGTCGGCGCAGTTCGCGCACATCGGCCTTCTGGATATCGGTGACGTCTTCCGGCGAATGGTGCAAGCGATCGCCGATCTCAGGATTCTCGACCTGCTCCAGACTGTCCGCGTGCTCGCGGAGACGGGCAGCGATTTCCTTACCGTCCTTGCCCTGCCGAACCATGCGCCCGGCCTCGCTCATCGCCTGCTGGCCCGACATCGTCTGCGGCTCGATGCCGGCCTTCGCCGCGACCGCGGTCAACGGCACGATCGGTGTGCGCTCTGCCTCGGCGGCCTTGGCGACGTCCTCGGCCGGCGCCTTGCGAACGACGGCCTTGTGTAGGACTCGACCTTCGGCATCAATCGCCCCGGGCTTGATGATCTGCGCCTTGTCGCCGGGCTCCAAGCCGGCACCGACGTGGTCGTGCTTGTCGGGGTTGAAGTCGACGATGTCCTTCGCCTTGCCCTCGACCTTGACCCCGTGCTCCTTCGACAACAGTCGAAGCTTCACGACCGCGTCAACGTTGTGGCCTTCCTTGAAGGCATCGGCTGCTTCCTCCAGTCGGCCCCGCATGAGCGCTCGCGCATCAGGATCGCTGATCTCGTCCAAGCTCGGACCGGATGCGATCGCACGCAGATGCTTCGCGATGACGTCGTGCGAGGCGCCCTTAGCGTTCAGCTCGTTGACCGTGGCCTGAGCCTCGGCCGCGATCTGAGCCTTGGCCACTCGCTGACGCGCCGCCCGCGCAGCCTTGCGACCCTCGGCTCGTACATCCAGAGCTGGCGTTGTCGCCTTGCGCGGTTCCTCAACGGGGTTGGCGTTGCCGTGCGTCGAGGGCACGTTGCCTATGAACGTCTTGCCCTTGGTTTCGCCCTTGCTCTTGTCGTCCTCGCGCAGCTTGGCCACGATGTCGGCCTTGCGATCGCGCGACAGGATCTTGATACCGCGCTTGCCGGCTTCCGCCTTCAGATTCGCGACCGTGGTCTTCTCATACTGGTCGGGCGCGACCTCTGCCGGAGCAGCCTTCTTCGCGGGCGCGGCCTTCTTGGCCGGAGCTGCCCTCGCGGCCTTGGCGACCGCCTTCTTGGCTGCCGGCGCCCGGCCAGCCCGGCCACCGAGGCCTGCACTGTCGGGACCGTTGGTGGACTGCTCGTGCTCGGTCAGGCCGGTCTTCGACTTCGAAACGATGCCAGAAACCTGACCAGCCTCGCGGGCGCCCGCCTTTTTGGGCCCCTGAAGGAATTCATCAGGCTGCCCGTGGTCGCGCTGAACGGGAGACTTGGTTCCCTTGCCGGCCTCCTGGACGGCCTTGGATGGGACCTTCTTCGGTACTGACTTCGCAGCCTTCTTGGTTGGTACCGCCTTCGCTGGAGCCGCCGCGGCCTTAACCTGCTTGCGTAGCTCTTCAACCTGGTCGCGGAGATCCTGAACTTCCTTAGCCTTCGCCGGTTCCTCCGCCTTGGCCGCGGCCTCGGCGGCGCTGGAATGATGGGCAGCCCGACGAATGTCCTCCTTGGACGGTTCGCGCCCAGCCGCGCGGTCAGCCGCGATGCGGTCGTGCGCCTGCTTGGCCTTGTCCAGGTGGCGCTGCTGGTCGCTGACTGCGGGCTGAGTAGGCGCGCTCGCGTTCGGCGCGAGCGTAGTCGGCTGCGGCCCGTTCGGTTGCGCCAGATCGGGTCGACTGGTGTCCACGGCCGGTGGCGCGGTCGCATTTGGATTGACCATCGGCGTGCCGTCGGGGTTGAGTCCGCGCTTCGCATGCTCAGCCGGCGTCGCGTCGATGGCCGGCGCGTGCTCGTGACCGGGCAGCTCCTTACCGAGGTTGTGGGCCGGCGTGCGCTTGACCGCGCTCTGCTTGGGCTCGACCACGCCGTAGACGAACAGACCACCCTTGCCGTCCGGCGTGACGCGCATGATCCGATAGGGCTGCTCGCGATCCAAAATGACCGAGCGCGAGCCGCCGGGGATGGCTGCTTTGGTCCCGCGTGGAGTGACCAAGGACAGGGTGATGTGCCCGGCCGAGGCATCCCCCGGACTGAGCGGGTTGCCAAGGTTCGTCGGCTGGAATCCCTTGTCCGTGACCAGGCGGCCGGTCCACTCCTCGACCTCGCCGATGCGCTCGGGCGGCAGGCCGAACGCCTCAGGGCCGACGACCCGGGTCAGTAGAACGTCGTTCGGTAGCGGCTTCATCGCCTGGTCGAGTCCGCGAATGTGCGGTGTGTCGTCCTTGCCCGCCCGAAGCGTGGACTGGATGTCGTCCGCACCGCGGGTGGTCATGAAGTAGTCGAGACTGGCCTGCTGGAGCGGATCGTGGTGCTGCTTGGCGTGCAGTGATTCGGTGTAGCCCTGGGCGTGAGCATCAGAGCGGAAGGTGGCCGGCGAGAAGTTCTTGAGGATCGCCTCGACGGCCTTCTTGATGGCCGGCGGCAGTCCCCACTTATCGCGGAACCGACCATGCGAGTCACGAGGGTGAAGTTGCGGTTCCCACGCCGCCAAGTCGACCGCGAATTCCTCGGTCGACTGGTTCATTTCCAGCAGCGCCAGCACTACTACTCCTGAAGGACGTGGAACTGAGCATTCATTTGCACTGCGAGCATCTGGTCTTCCTTGCTCGCGTCCAGCGCCGTCTTCTTATCTTGGATGGTCTTGAGTCGATCAGCCTTCTGCTTGGCCCTGAGCGCGTCGCGGCGGTCCTGAATGGCGGCCAGGCGAGCGTCGAACTCCGCCGTGTCCGCTGGCTCGTCCTCAACCACGCCGACACCCATCATGGAGAAGGTCGCGCCGTCCTTTTCGCGTACGACGAAACCAGGGTTGTTTACAGCCAGAGCCGCAATCATCTCCAGGTTGCCGTCGACCCGGCGCCAGTCGCCGGATAGCGGGGACCGACGCAGCTCCGCGATCTTCTCCTCGGTCATTCCCGCAGTGAGTGCTCCCGCCACCCAGATCCCATACTGATCTTCGCCCACGTTGACCACAGCAGCGCAGAGGGCTGAATTGTCGTAGTGCTCGCGGGAAGGAATGACGCCCCACTGCTCGTTGGCGTGACCTGCGCCCAGAGTGATCTTGCCGCAGTCGACCAGTGTGCCGTCAGCGCACAGCACCGGTCCGAGCCGGAAGTAGCGGTAGTTCGTGCGGGACTTGGGCGCGATGACACAGCGGTCTCCGATGCCGAGGTGGCACTTCTTCCATTCGGCCACATGGCCAAACACGCGTCCACTAGGGTCAATAGTGAATCGGGTAGGTCCCTTGAGTCGAGGGTTATCGAACCACTCACGCGGGGGAGCAATGGGTGCCACTCCTGCGATGAGCGCCGCCTGGCGCTCGTTCTCGGCTTCACGAGAAGACTCGCGCTCGTCGGACTCTCCAGCGATGTCGACATCATGCTTCTTGGCCGCCTTCTTGATCGCCGCCTTGATGTGCGCCAACTGCTCGGGCGTGTACTCAGCTGCGTTGTCGCCCTGGTTGATGTACGACCACGCTGCGCGGACATGCTCGGGCGTGTCCACCGGGTAACGCTTCTTGTTGTCCCGGAAGCCGGGGTCGGCGTACTCGACGTCCCCGTACGGCTGAACCTTGGCCGCGAAGTCCTCGCACCCGCAGTCGGTGTCGAGCGAGGCGTGCTGCGGTCCGGCGAACGGCGAGTGCATGGAGGAGTCCTGGAACGCCTTAGCCATCTTGTCGTAGATGGCGTTGATGACGCCCTTCATCCGCTCCTGCTCGGGCTGCGGGATGTTCGGCAGGCCACCGTGGCCGCCGGCCAGCAGCGCCGCGGCGGCGTACACCGCGTGGTAGACCAGGTGTGGCTGGCCGTCGATGATGTCGGCCAAGGGCAGCCGGAAGCTGTCCTGGGCGAGCGTGTCGCCGGCCTGCGAGCCGTCACGCCACAGGAACGTCGAGGCGTAGTGGTCCAGGCTCGGCGTCTTGGTCCCGATACCAGACCAGGCGGCGATCCGCTTGACCGCGTCGTCAGCATTCCAGGTGTACTGCCGGTCAGCGATCGGCCACTGGTCCCAGGCCCGCGCGTTGATGTCGAAGCTCATCCAGACGCCGGCTGAGGCGAGAAGAGCCTGCTGCTCTTCCTTGTTGTCGACGCTGAGGTGGACCTGGCTGAACGCCGGCATCGGTACCAGCGTCACGCCGACGATGTTGTACGAGGAGAACCGAGCGACCTTCGACCCGACCTTGGTCGGGTGCGGCGCCTGCTCGATGGTGTAGTCGCGGTCGAGGTCCACGCTCGGACCCATGACCTTGTTGTCCAACATGTACATGGCCTTGTTGACCTCAGGGACCATGGCCGGGTCCAGGAAGTCGATCGAGCCCCACATGCCGCCGGGGCCGGCGAACGTGCGGACCAGCTTGCCCACGACCGTAGCGTCCACGTGGCCGCCGGACTGGAACTTGGCCATCACGGGTACCGGAAGCGGGCGCGTGGTGCCCTTGCCGGCGGCAAACAGGCGGCCGTCGCCGGTCGGCGTCTCCTCCGGAGCGATCAGGCCGGTGTAGCGGATCGTCATAGTGGGACTCCAGACTTACGGATGACCTGAGAGCAGCGGCAGTTGATCACGTTCTCGGGAGCGCCGGTCGGGTCGCCGGGGAACATCAGCGGTTGGCCGTCGACGCTGTAAGGTTGTGACAGGGTACGTACCTGGTTGTTCGCCCGCTTGTGGGCGTCGCGCTCCCTGCCGTCCATGCGCGTGTCCCATTGCTTCGTGTACGTCCCGCCACCGTCCTGCCGCTCCACCAGCAGGGCATGCGCCAAGAGGGAGGAATTGTAGTGACGGTTAGTTTCGGTGTTTGCAATCACCCGGGCCCTATTATCCCAATTCTCAACGCCCGAGTAATCAAGCACTCCGTTTACCCGTCGGGCAATCGTCGCATTGTCCTCGCCCGCATTAGTGCCGGCCAGAATCTCCCGGATAACTACTGCGTGAATCTCATCTGGCACGCGAACAAGAAGATTGTGAGTCAGGGCGAGGTTGGCCTGGACGTACGGATCGGACGGGCTGTAGCTCCCGCTGAGATGTGCAGCGGCCCAGCCCTCCTGCAAGGCTGGGGTGAGTGCATTCATGATGCGGTCTACTTCCGCCTGCCAAACGGGTACGGCTGCGTAGACAGCTTCTGGATTCGGCGTGGCCCCGAACTTCCCGAACGGCGCCAGTACCAGATCGCGGGCGCGACCCAGGAAGGCCCGAAGTCCGCGCTTCGCAGCCTGGTAGACGGAGTCCTCAGCCCCGGAGCTAGCTCCCATGAATAAGGCCTTCTGCGCGCAGCATGGCGAAAAGGTTCTGCGGGACGTGGGGACTGGCCGTCGTAAGAAGGGCACAGCAGTAACGGTGAAGCGACTGACGGAGCCGATCTGGGTCTACGTCCGCATCCAAGACATCCACGAGTCCATTGAGCTGGTCCCAGGCGCCGTTGAGCAGACGGGTCGCGTGTGCAGTGTCTGTGACGCGGATGCGTGTATGGAGATCGAAGTGTGGCACGTCTGGCCATCTGTCACGGTTATGCCGATCCAGCAGGCGCTTCCCGGCCAGCTCAAGCCCGCGCCGGACCGCGGCCTCGGACAGCACGATCAGACCCAGTTCCTCCCGGGAAGCCAGGGAGGCGGTCACCGCGCCGCCCCCGCCCGGTGGCGTGCCTTGCGGCGGGGGTATCTCGCCTTGGGTGTCCGGAATGGGTGGCGGTAGCTCTGACTGGATTCCGGTCGGCGGCGCAGGTGGTGGCGGTGCTCCCGGGCCGCCTCCACCCAGGCCGGGTGTGGCCATGATGAACTCGTCCTGCGGCAGCATCTCCTTGCTGATGCCGATGAGTTCGCGGACACCCAGCTTCTGATACAGGTTTGGATCACGCAGGACGATCTCCAGGGTCTCGCTCGCGGCCAGCTCGTCGCCGGTCATCGCGTCGGACTCCTTGAAGTTGCCGGCATCGCGCACCGCGGCAGCCCCGATGATGCGCTTCTCGTACAGGTTCAGGGCATCCTGAAGTCGCTGCGGGCGCACTGCGAGCGGGGCGGTATCGAAGGAGAACTGGTACCGGGCTGGGTCCTTGACGCCCATGAGCTTGAGTGCCGGGATCAGGTAGGCCTTGGTGAGCGCCTGACAGATCCGGTTCATCAACGGTTCAATGTGGACCTTGATGCCGTAGCCGTCGATGAACCAACCGTTCCAGTGGTTCGTATCGCCCATGCCCGTCAGCGCCTCGGCCGGCATGTCCATGCCAGTGGCCAGCCGGCGGATCGCCTCGTCGCGCAGCTCCATGGCCTGCTTGGACAGTTCGCTGGCGAACTCGATGAGCCGGAAGCCGCGCTCGACGTCCTCAGGGTTGGCCTCGATGATGTGCGGCAGGACCGCCATCGCCGTGCCCTCACCGCGGAGCGAGGCCGCGCCAGCCGTGGCCAGCTTCATCAGCAGCGTGTCCGACGAGGAGACGTTCTCTTCCTGCGCCGGGTCCTGCGGGAAGTCCAGGTTGTTGGGGATGACCAGTAGGCCAGCGCCGACCAGGCGGCTATCGATCTGGCTGAACACGTACTTGGTGAGCTGTTCCAGCTCGCGCAGAACCGGCTGACACGAGCGCGAAGGTGAGTCGGCCAGCCAAATGCGCTGCGGATGCGGGGTCCAGACCCGAGTGACGACCTGCTTGGCTAGGTCCACGATCTGCGGTGCGTACTTGTCGCCCCACCCAAGACACGTACCGCCGTTGTTTCCGCAGTTGCGGACCCGGCGGAACTCGGAGCTGGAGAGAATGAACCACTCGTCCTTGTCCAGGACGTTGTCGGTACGACCGAGGATGTAGGCCTCGCCGGCCACGGTCAGGTTGATGCCGATGGACCGTAGCGCTTCGGCTTTCGAGCTGGGACCGCCGAGCAGGCTGTCCGAGAGCGCGTTGATCTTCTCGTTGGTTGTCTCGCCCTGGACCCGTCCGAGCTTGTCGACCTCGGCTACAAAGATCCGGACCTGCGAGCAGCATGAGCCGACCCAACGAGCGGCGTAGCCGAACTCGGGAATGATGTCATACAGGCGCCACAGCTCACGCTGCCAAGTCTCATCGCGAAAGCGGTACGTGTTGTATGAGGCGTCGTCCATGCGCATCTGGACCGCGGATGCGACCAAGGAGCGAGGCGTACCGCGGGACGCGCGAACGACAGGCGCGTCCTCAATGACCGCGACGTCCTTGCTCCGGCCGAAGGCCATTAGTCACCTTCTAGCTTGAGCAGCACCGGTGCAATCAGATAGCTCATTGCCGGCCAAGCAGGAACGGCCAGCCACCACAGATGCAGCGGCAGGAGCATCCAGGCGACAGTGGCCGGCAAAGACAGCCAGAAGCCGACGCAGAACGGGCAGAAAACCAAGTAGGCCAGCCAATAGCCTTCGCCGTACTTGGCCACGATTCCCTTGCGCAGTCCCAGCGCGATTCGATCCTTGGTAACCAGCCGGGTCACCCGGGCCGCGGCCAGAGTGATCAGGACATACGCCCATATCGCCAGCATGATCGCATCATAGAGGGAACTACCGGCATTCCAATACACCTTGAACTGGCGCCGGTCAAGGGCTTACGTCACCCGTACGTACCCCGGTATATTGATGAAGTGACCAAAGAGAATGACCGCGAGCGCGGCGAGAGGGAAGAGCGGGAACGACGCGAGCGGATCCTGGCCGAGGAGCGTGCCCGTCAGAAGAAGGAAGCCGACCGGGCGGCCCGGGAGCGGATCGAGAGGACTCGTCGGGAGTGGGAGGGCGAGTAGCTTGACACCGGGGTACGTACCCCTGTAGGTTCAAGGAGTCACACGCACCTAGGGCTCCCAACCACTCTCGCAGGCTGGCCGGCAAGCTGTTCCTGCGAGAAGAGTGCGGGCTCTCGGCCTCTTTCGAGGGGGGAAGAACGAGAGCCCGCACTCACTGGGGGGACTAGGCGACCTGGCCATCCTGGTCGGCGTCGCCAACCTCGGCGCCGAACGCATCGACCTTCGCGGTCAGTGCATCGAGCGCAGCCTGGCCGTCAGGGCCAAGCGTGCCGGGATCCTGCTGGATCGCAGCGAGCGCAGCGCGCACGTCAGCGATCAGCAGATCAACCTTGGCGGATAGGGCATCCAGGGCATCGGATTCCTGAGTCATGTGCTGCTCCAGTCTTAACTTGATCTCCAACAGAACGGTGAGGACCTGCACGGAGAGTGCGCCTGAGCAGCCGCAATGCTCGCATTCGTGCATGTGTTCCACGCTTGCAGTGTAAGCCCAGAGAGAGAGAAGATCATGGCGAAGACGCCACTCAGGCTCAACCAGGTCATCGCGGTCGCCAAGGGGGCCAAGGCCGATGCCGAGAGAACGGTCACGACGACGTACCACCTGGCTCAGGCCACGCCCAAGCTGTCCGGCATCGCTCGGACCTACAAGCCGCGTGACGACGAGGGCGAGAAGCTTCCGCCCGAGGGCACCCGCCTCCAGCTCCGCGCCAGGGACCTGATCGCCGACCTGTCCAATGCCTTCGTCCGCCTGTTCGACGTCGAACTGACCAAGGACAACGGGAACCAGCTGGCCAAGTCCGACATCGCAGTCGACGGAATCGTGCTGGCCAAGGATGTACCGGTCACGTTCCTGCTGACGCTGGAGAAGAAGCTCGTCGACCTGCACACTTTCGTGTCCAAGCTCCCCGTGCTCGACCCATCGGAGGAATGGACCTGGAGCACGGAGCACGACGCCTACATCACAACCTCGCAGAGCACGCGCTCCAAGAAGGTCCTGCGCAACCACGTCAAGGCCCCGGCCACGGACAAGCACCCGGCCCAGGTGGAGACGTACGGCGAGGACACGATCGTCGGCGACTGGACTACCATCAAGCTCTCCGGTGCACTGCCGCAGTCCGAAGTGAACGTACTGCGCGCCCGGGTACTGAAGCTCCAGGAGGCGGTCAAGATCGCCCGCGAGAACGCCAACTCCACGGTTGCGCCCGACCAGGAGATCGGCGAGAAGATCCTCGGTTACGTCTTCACCGCGTAGCCGTCACAAGCTCCGGCTATATGCCGGATGGGCACAAGCTGAATCTCATGAGGTAAAGCGCACACCGCCCTAAAGAGTGGCGCTCGCTTTCAATCTGAAATCTATTGCCCCAAACTCAATATTGTTGCGGTCAGCCAGATCGAGTAGTCGCGATCAGATAGCCGTAGTCTCGGGTTCGATCCCCGATGGGGCCTCCAACATGGCCCTGTAGCTCAGTGGTAGAGCGACGGCTCTGTAGATCTCAGACGTGGCTTTAAATGTTTGCTGGTTGACAAGGATGGCAACGCCGACAATCCTTTTAGCTCAATAGGCAGAGCATCGGTCTTGTAAACCGAGAGTTGCAGGTTCAATTCCTGCAAAGGAATG